ATACTCAAGTCACCCGCAGCCAAGAGGCGCTTGGCTTTGGCTCCCGAAACCTTCTCTCTTACTACTCGCTCTTGACGTTGGAAATAGCGTTCAAGGGCACGGCTAAAAATTGCTTCCCATCGGTCCACATCTTGAGCAGCCTTGGTTTCCCACTCATCGGCAAAATCGAAATGCTTAACTTCCATTTCGTCAGAATCGTCTTTAGGGAGAGGAAATTCTCCCGGCTGTAATTCTGGTTGTTCGACTTCATTGGGTTCCGGAATCGGAGGAGCGCCCCCCTCAGCGACCGGTTCCTCAGGAGGAGGAGCGCCCGGTTCCATGCCACCCATCTGAGCAGCGCCTCCGGCACCTGCCGGGAAGGTCTCTTCCTTGGGCATCGGTTCTTCAGTGTTGCCGATCGGAGCCAAGTTTGGACTGGCCAACATCGAATCGGCTAAATAGGCATCAACTTTTAATTTGCCCGTCATCTCACGATACTCATTCGGAGTAATCAAACCGGTCTGAACCTCTTGCAGAAAATGACGTTCCTTTTCTTGTTTCGCCAATTCTAAAATTGGAACAGATGAAGTATCAAAAGTCACAAAATAGTTATCATCCAATATGTCCAATCCTCTTGACAACAACTCCAAATGGGGATTCATGGTTTCCGACCAGAAAACCCTGCCCTCTTCTGCCGCATTTGAAAATGTTCGACCAGCAGCATTTCCGATTACTGATTCCGGAACTCCGAACGATGCAAGGATTTCTTCTTTGGTGAGTTGTCGTAAGGAGTCATACGCCGCTTCTCGCGGACTTGCTGCCGTGTCAACGAAATCTGCTCCATCATCGGATGAGATAACACCGATTCCACCAGCCCTAGAAAGATTTCCCCTAAACCGCGCTTGGAGTTCTTGTTTGTCGTCATCGTCAATCTGTCCCCTCAAAACCAATAGACCGCCCGGACGGCCATCATTAAGCAAAAAGTTCCTGTTATACAATTTTGCTAACGTCTCAGTTTCTATCGCTACACCCGCCGACTCCATCGGAGTCATCGATAGATAAGGATCCAGCGGGTGAGGACGCCTGATCCAAATCACATTATTTGGATTAAGTTTTTGTTTCTTCCCATTGGGAAGTTCAACTTCAAATGCTGCTACAAACTTCTTCTGATCCGGAATGGGGGCGGTGCTTTGTGGCGGCAACAGATGCAATGCGACTGGTGCCCCTCCCCGACCACGAACAATTTCAATAAACACACCTCGCGTACTCATCAACAACTGAGAAGAAACCCTGTATCGAAAAGCAAAAGCGCTTTCCCCATCATTAGAGTTTTGGTTCAACAGTTTCGCCAGTTCAGTGTTCTCTTCTTCTCGTGGAACCTTCTCCCCGAATGGGGAATTGTCCCTAAGGAACATCATTGGCAGGCGAGCCTGATTGCTAGAAATAGCATCAATCGCCCTATACACCCAAGTAACCTTGGCTAAACCCTCACGGTATGCTCTCTCAATGTCCCAGCCATCCGAGTAGGGCTTTCCTGTCAACCCAGCGTTATAGGCGACCGGCGCGCCGATAGAGATAGACTTCTTGCCCTCGTTCTGTAACGATTTATTCGATGAATTCCATGCCATATTTATTCAGCACCTAGAAGATAGCCATAAACGCCAAGACTAAGACCCGTTGAAGCCAATCCTAATCCAATGTTTATTTGTCCGAGACCTACGCCTAATAGTATTACAGCAGTTAACATGCACACATGAGCAATATTGGATCGGGAGGAAACAGATTTAAAGTCAAACACATTTACTCCCCACATGGATTACTATTTTGAGCATACGACTACGGAAAGTGTAACCTACAATGACAGATTGGACAGACATCTATGAGTTCCTTCAGCCTAAACCCTCTTTGTTCTGTCCTGAGGCACCATCTCTGACTCAAAAAACATTTTTACGATCAACAGCACTTGAAGCACTGTTCGGTGGGGCCGCTGGTGGCGGCAAGTCGTCTGCACTTTTAATGGCCGCTATGCAATATATAGACGTTCCCAATTACTCCGCAATCCTATTCCGGCGCACATACGCCGACCTCGCCCTACCGGGCGCACTCATGGATAGATTTCTTTCGTGGGTCAAAGAGCATGACGAGATCCGCTGGAACGGACAAACCTATGTGGCAACATTTCCGTCCGGAGCGAGAATCACCTTTGGTTATCTAAACAATCAAAACGACTATCTTCGATACAAGTCTTCAGAGTTCCAATTCATCGGCATGGATGAGGTCACTGAAATCCGTGAATTTGATTACCGCTACCTCTTTTCTCGTTTGCGTAAACCGAACACGGGAGAACTTTCCAAAGTGCCCCTCCGAATGCGCGCCGCCTCCAACCCTGCCCCCAACTGGGTTCGACAAAGATTTATTGTAGAAGGCCCAGAAAACGAGGACCGAATCTTTGTCCCCAGTTTCCTTGACGACAACCCCGGCATTGATCCTGAGTCTTATCGGCGGGCACTTCAAGAAATTGATCCCATCGAACGCCAACGATTAGAAAACGGCGACTGGTGGGCGGTGTCCACAGGATCCCTGTTCGATAGAGAATCCTTCATTGTTATAGAACCGACCGATTTGCCAGACTTTGTGGATCCTGAGTGGTGTCGCTTTTGGGATCTCGCTGCAACGGAACCCTCCCATGTCAACCCGGACCCCGACTGGACGGTTGGAATCCTTGGGGCATTCGACGGAGGAGTGTTCTATATCATCGACGTTCAAAGAATCCGGGCCAAGGGCGACAAGGTAGAACGTCTCATTGCAGAGACTGCCGAATTGGATGGACCCCACGTTCCAATCAGAATGGAGATGGAACCGGGAAGCAGCGGAAAAAACCTGATCGACCAATACGCCCGTTATGTTCTCCCCGGCTGCGACTTCTTGGGGATACGGGCTACCGGAGACAAGACCACACGGGCACGCCCCTTTGCCGCCGCTGTGGCCAACGGAAACGTTCGCCTTGTGCGAGGTCCGTGGATCTCCGACTATCTGGATGAAATCGCCACGTTCCCAGAGTCGGCGTGGCACGACGATCAGGTGGATGCCTCTTCCGGATGCTTTAACGAGGTCGCTGGTTTGGGCCACCGTCAACGGGGACGGGTGTCCATTATCATCTGATCCTTGACAGGAGGATCAAGATGCGTATATGGTCAGCCTTCCAGCCGAATTGAGGCTTGGCGTCGGCCAACCACCGTCGTTCGCCCGTTAGAGGGGCTGGAATCTCTATGCCCCGTGGTGGGGCACTGAACTGCACTTCATGGTGGAGTCCGGCAGCGACCAGCACCAGAACCAGAACGAAATCGGATGAAGTGCGGATGCCCGCTGACCGATCCTCCCTTGTTCGGGGAGACTAGGTGCCATTTACGACAGTCCGACTGTGACCGGAGTAAATCTTGGTTCTCCCTTTGGAGGGCCAAGAACTCTAGCCCTCCTGCTCCCAGAGTAACGATTCTTTTGGGTTAGAAAAATATAAGTGTTTATTACCAATAGTATAAAAAGTCGGAATCGAACATTTGTTCGGGTGCATGAGTGTTGCATTCTTGTCGCAAAGGTGGTATTTTCGGATCACTATCTACTATTGAGAGGGATGCTTGCGTGGGCCTTCAAGAAGAATTGTATGAGTCCTTGAATCGGATGGACGCTGCTGTTCTACATGAACGAGATGCTGACGACCCTGAACGTGAAATGCGATTGATCTTTTTAGGTTTCATTCTTGGTGAAGCCAAAAAGATAATCAGCGATTTACAAAAGGAGACTGCTGACCTTTTGTTGAAATCAGATTGGGATCGAAGCCCAATGGAAAACCAGCAATTTTCACTAGAAACCAAGACGGGTCAACCACGCAAAAAGTGGAACCACAAAGGACTTGCTGCGCTGGTTGCCAGCAGAATTAACGACCGCAGTATCGACATGGACACCGGGGAAGTTCTCAAAACCCCACAAGAACAAATTATAGAACTTCTTGAATATGCATCAGCGTCCTATTGGAGAGTTGGAGCATTGAAAGAACTTGGCATTGATGTAGATGAATATTGTGAAGTTTTAGATCCAATAACCAACTTAGTTTATAGGAGTAAAGAGAATGGCTGAAAAATCCCAAGCCGATCAACTAGCAGAACCGTTTGACGAGACACTTATTTACCAACGCTCTCTTGGGGGGCGTAACTTTGACTACGTCGCCGTGGCGGAATACATCGCCCGATTGAACAAGGTGCTTGGTACGGGCGGATGGAACTACGAAGTTCTTAAGTGCCATGTCCAGCCCGAATACAAAGAGCATGTGATTTCTCATGTTCGGGTTGTTGCTTCTGTTGATGGAGTAACTGCCGTCAAGGAAGCATATGGCGGAACCAAAATCAAGATGCTTAAGGGAGGCGGGGTGATGGATCTTGGAAACGATTTCAAGATTGCAACCAGCGATGCCTTCAAGAAGGCGTGTCAAGGTCTTGGCATTGCCTTGCATCTGGCACGAAGCGAAGAAGCCTTGACGTTGGAGTTGGAAGAGTCTTATCCAATAGAGGGAGATCATTGGCAGGTTTTTGCTGAAAACTTCCGATCTTTGGACGACGCCAAGAAAAACCTATTCCGTACATGGTTCGCTGAGAACGTTCCGGGTGAGAGTAAGCCCAACCGACACATGGATTCCGACCTGTTCGCCAAATGCCAAGTAGAGGTCATTCGACTGTCGTTGGATGCCGAATATGTAGAAGAGGAGGAAACCTACTGATGGGGATTGATCATCAACCTGACACCTTTACGCACAAGCAGATCATGGACGAGCGGCAAAAGGAATATGAGAAATACCTGTCAGAAAAGGAGGAGAAACGGAAGCGTGAGCAATGACACAATTGCCGCTGCCCACCCACTTATCAGCCTCTAGTATTTCTACTTACGAACAGTGTCCTCTTAGGTTTCGATTTTCTCGTATAGATAAGATTAAAGAACCCACGACGGAGGCCATGATTCTTGGGTCGTTTGTTCATGAGATATTGGAAGAATTTTACAAACTTGATCCCGAAGACCGAACGGTTCCCGAAGCGAGACGAATTGCTAGGGAATTATGGGAAACAAAGTTTGTAGAAGAAACTCGCCCGGTTCGGATTAAATCTGTTAACGATTTTCGTTGGCAGGCGTGGTGGTGTATCGAAAATGTTTTCGGCATGGAGAACCCCACCGAAGTCAAGATTCGTGGAATAGAGGACCAGTTCTCCGCTTCCATTAATGATGTTCCGCTTTTGGGTTACATCGACCGGTGGACCGAAGAAGAAGATGGTTCAATTACTGTCACTGACTACAAGAGTGGCAAGGTTTCTAAACCGCAATATGAAGGTGATAAAGTATTTCAAATTATTCTTTATGCAGAGATGCTTGAAAGACTAAACAATATTAAAGTTGATAATGCTGAAATAATGTATGTCAAGTTCAAAGAGTTTAAAAGATATGAACCTACTTCGGAGCGTCGAAAGACAGTATTAAAAATTATTGACCAAACATGGGATGGAGTAAACAAGGGCTGTGAGACGGGTATTTTTAACACCAAGACCAGCGCCCTCTGCAATTGGTGCGCTTACAAAAACATTTGCCCCGCATGGTCATGATCAAGGAACGAACAATGGATAATCAAACATTCGACAGGCTCGTTTCAGAAGATGTCAAAAATGTCCTTTCTCCTGAGAAATCCGACTTTCTAAGAATCCCCGAGAACCGTGATCGCTGGAAAGCATCTCTTCTTATCTTGATAGAAAATCTTGACGAACAAATAGAAGAGTTGAATCAAAACGAAACAATAGCCACAGAAAATCTTCCTAGCCACCTAGTTACTGACTACAAAATAGAAACCGATGAAAAGAAAACAAAAATCAATCGGTTCAGATTTTATGTCATGCAGCGAATCTCAGAATGTGAGAAATTGCTTGCTCTTGGCGATGAAAACGCAGATGACCTCAGCCTTGCTGAATTTTTGAAAAAGGCAATTGAGGAACACAAAAACCTGATGTCTAATCATGAATTTGAACCAACCCCTATCGATCAAGCCCTGTGGTCTTCTGTATCTGGTCAATGGGGATTTGTGGACATGGATAAAAAAATTAAAGATTTCAATTAATGAAAGTCGGGTTTGCTACAGCCGATTGGTCCAACACTGTTGTTGAAGAAGATGGAGAACCCACCCCCGGTGGCTCTCATTGGATCCGCATTGGTCAATATTTGCCGCACCTCAATATCGATTATGCTCTAGGCGTATTAGTTTATTCAAACGATTTAGGGATCTTCGGAGTTACAGATTCACAAGGCAACCACCACCTTGACTGCGAAATCATTTACATGCAGCGGTGGATGCTTTCAGGCATACCAGACAATATAAAGATTGCACAAAGCAATGGACAGTCTGTTGTTAATGATCTAGATGACTGGTACTGGGGGCTTCATGACCGCCATCTCGCCAAGCCGTACATTGATCCTAAAAACAACAAAGACGAAAATACAGATATCTACCGACAGGTAATTGCGAACTCAAGTCTGGTTGTTGCCTCTACTCCATTTTTGGTTGAAAAAGCACGCAACAAACTTCGCGCTCCCAATGTTGTTCTGTTTCAAAATCATGTTGACTTCGATGCGTTTCCTCAACGAAAACATGAGGATGGAGTTACTGTCATAGGGTGGCATGGATCGACGGGCCACCGCAGCGGAGACTTAGATTGTCTGTCCAAAGTGTTTCCCGCTTTGAAAGAAGAACAGTTCTCTTTTCATCACACCGGACATTCTTCCCAACATCCTTCATTCTGGGACGAAGTCAAAGTTCCACAAAATCGGGTCAACATTTACCCAATGGTGTCTCCAACAAAAATCCCCAAGATGCTTCCATTTGATATTGGAGTAGCACCCCTCACCGACACTCCTTTCAATCATGCCAAATCGTGGATTAAGCCACTTGAATATGCGGCTGCTGGAATTCCGTTTGTTATGTCAAAGTCTCCTGAATATCTTCGATTCAAAGAAGAGTATGGAGTTGGCCGAATAGCAAAAAAATATATCGATTGGGTTAAACATTTTGAGAAACTGAGTGACCCAGATCAAAGACTGGAAGAAGCACAGCGACATCAAAAAGCCCTTAAAGACCTTGACGTAAAGCAAGGCGCGCTAAGATTGGAGAAAATACTAGAAAGCGTGCGATGAGTAACATTTACGGCAAGGGTGCCAAGGGGAAGGCAACTAAACTACACGCCCTTATTACGAGATCTAAAGGCCGTTGCGAGAAGTGTGGAGCAGGAGAGCAAGCCTTTTTACAATGCGCCCATATCATCAGCCGTAAATACTCATGGACTAGGACTGATTTAAATAATGCTTTTTGTTTATGTGCTTCTTGTCACCGTTTTTTTACAGATAATCCTGTGGAGTTTGGGATCTTCACTATTGAGAAAATCGGGGACGACCAATTTGATGAACTTATTAAAAAACGAAACTGCACCGATAAGTTCGACTGGGAAGAAGAAGCCAAAAGACTAGGCGTCATAGCAAAAGAGGAAGGACTTACATGAGAACATCGCCAATTTCTCAGGCTGAAGTCGAAGACAACATTCTTCGGCTCGTTGAAGAACTAGAAGAACACACGGAAGCCTTTGAAGTTCTTGCTGTCGATCAAGCCAAAAAGGAATCAAGGTATAAATCTGCATGGGCTAAGGAATATTTGGCTGCCAATGGTTCCATCAAAGAACGAGAATCGTGGGCTGACTACAAACTGAGCGACGAACAATACGCAGTCAAAATTGCAGATGCGTTATTAAAGGCCAAGAAAGAAAAACTCAACTCTGTCAGAACGGCCCTTGATTCATTAAGAACCCTTGCAGCAAACGTCAGGGCACAAACATGAAACATAAAGTAAGCCCAGATTTAGAAAATCTACTTGTTCCCATAGAACAATTACAGACGCTTCCGGGGAACCCACGAAAGGGAAACACGGACGCCATCGCTGCCTCCTACGAAGAGTTTGGGCAAGTTAAACCACTAGTTGCTGTGGATAATGAGGACGGCACCGGAACGGTTATTGCTGGCAACCACCAACTAGAGGCAGCAAAAAAACTTGGTTGGACACACATAGCCGTACTGCATGTCCCATTCGACCATGACAAAGCGATTGCTTTTGCCCTTGCTGACAACAGAACCTCCGATTTGGGGGAAGACGATCAATCGCTTCTCCATGACATGCTGATGTCGGTAGTTGATGAGATGCCAACCTTCTTTGAAGAATTGGGCTGGGATGACTTTGAAATAGCAACCATTGAAAGCCCCACATCTGCCGAAGGTGTCTCTACCGGGGCAAACGACGGATGGTCTCCGCCCACCTTGGTCAACGAACCTCGCTTGCCGGAAACGGCTGATGAGGAAACAATGAAGTCGCTAGTGACACAAGGGTCTACTGCTACGAATTCGGCAGGTGCGAAAACGGTTATTCAATACACAATGGTGTTTAACGACGCCGAACAACAATCTGATTGGTATGCGTTTTTGCGATATCTGAAATCAAATCCCGATTACGCCGATCTGCCAACGACGGCTTCTCAGGTGGCGGCATTTGTCAAACGAAATATTACGTTGCCTGATTTGGAATCGAAATCTGACAGTTGAAGTCTATGCTTTGTTCGGTTTCTGATCGTGAAGTCAGTTTTATTTGAAGAGAGTCTAAAATGATCTCCACCATTTCAGCCATGTCTTGTCGCATCTCGTCATAATCGTCTTCGTCCACTTCAACTAAATCTAAACAAACGCCAACTAGGTGGTCATGGATAAGTAGCATCGCATCATCAGGTTTGTGCATTGCGGCTCCCTTTCATGGGACTTGTCTTTCGACCCTACCCACGATACACTGTTAGATACTGGGCAAACAACCAATGGTATTAGGAGACAATTATGGCACGCTCATCTGCGGAAATAACCGTTAAGGGTAACAACGTTATCGACGTTGAACTGGGATTCACTAAGAACGGCAGCGGGATGCTCAAGTTGCGTCTCGCCGTTGAACGTTGGCGCAAGCAGGGAGAGAGTTGGGAAAAGACCAACACCTCCTTTGTGAATATCCAACTGTGGGGGGAACTGGCAGAAAAAACTGCTGAGATCGTTGAAAAGGGTATGCGCTGTCAGGTGACAGGCTACTTAGAAGAGCGTAGTTGGGAAACCGACACAGGCGAAAAGCGTTATGCAATGCAGGTTGTTGCAAATGACGTACTGATTCCTGTTGAGGACATTGAAACGATGACACGCGTCCAACGGAAAAAGCGGGAAGACGGCGACCGTCCAGCCGTGGCAATGAAGCCGACGGCCCCAGCCGCCGATCCATTCGATGAGGAATTGGACTTCTGACCAACCCATTGATGTAAACTTTAAAAAGTATATTCATAGGGGTAACAATGTTAGAAGTCATAGATTGTTCTAAAGCCGTACATAAACAGGGCACGGAACTGCCCCCAATCGGACCCAAACTTGTTTTGGAATGCACGGAAACCAACGCGCCGGAAACGGCTGTTCGCATCTATGATCGGGATCCACGTTCTCATCGTCCTCATTATGTAATTGATCCTGTTGGATATCAGATTTTCAAAACCTCTGATAGCACCAAAGCGGTCATAGGAACTTTTGATCCTTCGGGGCCACAGTTTAAATCGCGTTGTGTATTTGTTGCTATTTGCAAGTTTTCTAGCGTGTCCCTAGAGCCGGAACATTCTGTCAATGTCGGACGGTTGTTGCGTGTTCTCTGTGACATAGAGGGTGTGCCAGCAATTATTCACGATGGTCAGCCGGGGTCCACTATTGGTCCAGCATCTTTAAATGCCTTTGAAGGCATATTGGGTTGGGCGGTGTTTCCGGGGACTCCCGAAATTACGCAACCCGGCAACATGGATTGGGTTAACGTAGACAAAGGGCTGCAAGACTACGCAACTCCTGAGCGGTTGGGTATTTCCCCTGATATCGATATTTATGAAGATACGACAGAGGCCGCTGAAGAAGTTGCAACAGAAGATTTGGAATCTCAAACGGTGGCCGGACTCAGAGAAATTGCATCTGAACTGGGCTTGTCTTACAGGGGTTTGAAAAAGACAGAACTAATAGATGCCATCACGGCTGCGCGTTCATAACGATCGCGATCGTGCAAAATCTGTTAGTTGCAGTAGGTACTGATTAAAATCAAATAACCTATTGTTCTTGTCTGCCAAGGCACGACTGGGAGACGCGGAGGGGAGACCGGAGAATAGCGCTTCCAATTTTTGCCCTTACTCCCGCCGCCCCTCCGCCTCTCGCATAGAAGAATAAAAAGCCGCTCGGTCAACTAGTGGCACATGGTCCTCAAAGAATGGCCTCCCCCGCACCGTTGGCTGCCACTTCGGTAGAACCGTTCGTTCTCTTTCTCGGGCAATGGCCATGGTTTCTTCCGACACGGGTGTTATGTCCCGAAACCATGCAGCGATTGTGTGTCTGTCGCCTTCGTAAACCAGATTCAGCCCGTGTTTAACTTTTGACCCGTAAAAGAACATCCCGCGACCCTTTTTGGGTTCGATGATTTCATCTCCTATAAAGGTTTCCCCACCTTCAAAATCATCGTTCAGTACGATCACAGCGCTGTAAACGGTGTCTTCAAAATCAAAGTGAGCATTTAAACTGTTGCCTGCGCTCCGCTGAACAACTTGTAAATAATCCACAAACGAATTATCTACAGGGCTTTGACGGGCACAAGCCGCAAAAATAAATTGGACTTCTTTATATGCGGGATAGAAGTTAACCAAGTCCAACACTTCGCACGGGCCACGACCCGAATCCCCCGGACACCTCTCTTCCGGATATGAGTGGAACAACTCAATAAACCAGTCGCACTGCTCGTCCGTCAGAAATCCATCTACTACTTCAAACATCCTCTTATGTTACTCAAGAACACAAGATCTCTAAGTAATCCTCTTTTAATACCATTTCACCACCGCGCTTGTCCTGCTCCCACCACAAGTCTAATTGATGGTGGTAAACATTCCATTGGTCTTCCCGCGACTGATACGTTCTTGGTTTCTGTGCCATCGCTATCGGGCGTCGATCCTTTTCGTCGGCCACAATAGGGAATGCCTTCATGTAGAAATCCTTATAGGAAAGTTGTCCTAATATCCATGCATTCCGCATGTAAGCGTACTTCTTCCCGTGGGAATCAATTCCGGTGTAGTACGGATCTTCGGCTGTATTCCTTTTGGGTGTTTCGATGCGGACAAAAGCAAACGCATCAAGATGCTTATCAAGCGTTGGCCTGTACACGCCGGAAGTTCTTGTACGACGACTACAGGCAAACAGCGGACCATCAGCCCCCATCGGAATGCTGACATCCCAATCACCTCTGGGCCTGTACGACGCGCCCTTTGTTTTGACATCAACTCGCTTTGAGTCGGCACCAATAAGGAAATCATAATCGGAAGTGCTTTCACGGACTATGGGAACCTCTATCTCCTTCAAGTGTTCCCGATAGATGATTTCCCCCAACATTCCAGTTAAGCCCTTCGCCCCCTCCATAACGGAACCTCTCGGGTGGGCGGGCAGTTCTGCCAGAAACGCGAGGGCTTCTTCCAGATATGGCCCAATGTCAATCTCGCAAACACCCGTATCAACATTCCACGGCCATGGACGCCAATGCTTGAGGGTGTTCCAATCGGGATGCACATACGGTGTTCGGGGATAAACAACCCCGTCGATTTCGCGGTGCCACGGATCGATCATGTACATCTCTTCTAGACCGGCACCCCAATATTTGGAATTTTCCTCAAAGGAAAACTGCATGGGGTATTGGCCGGTGTCATATAGAGCGTCGTTGCGCTTCAACAATTCAGACATCATCAAATAGGGTAGGGCCGTCTTCCGGACGAGAAATCCACGGCTTCTTCCACTCCTCCTTTTCTTCTTCCATCATTTCAAGTTCAGCCAGATGGAGCGGGTATTCTTCCCACTGCATTTCAAGATGATCAAGCCACTCAATCAAAGTTCCCACTTCTTCTTCTGATCCGGCCCGATCCTTGAGCGCTATCAACTGCATCGTGGCCTTTTCACATTCTTTCTCCAACCACTTCAAGTATTCCGGAGAATCAAGGGTGGGATGGGATGGAGTAGGAATCTTGATAGAAGGTGTGCCAAACATTTTGCGAGTGCCTGTAACTTCCTTATCCAAATCTGCTATCTGATCCAAGAACGGCATGGCCTTTCTTGCTATCTCATGTATGGCCTGAACCATCATGGCGACAAGATGCTCCGGCCAAACCTCAGTCTCTAAGAGATGACTGAAGACCTCCATGTTGGCCACCGAATCGGTGCCAGTAATAGGGTGAATGAAATCAAGTTCCCGCTCTTCCATTAGGAACTGCTTGACCAATCCGATAATCGGGTACTCGGCCTCTTCCAAGATTTTTCGCATGTCCTCCCAACGGAGGATGACGCCGATCTCTGCTCCCCAGCCATAGTTAGTGGAATCGGTGAGGTCGCCCTCCCAATCCTCTTTTCGCTTATGATCACCCACAGGGTGTACCTCTCTCAAGTAATCTGGCGTTGATGCCACGGAAACGCCTATTTTTAGATATGTCAGTATTGGAAGCCGCCCGTGAACGGCTCCGTCACGTTTACGATACCTTCGATACGGTTGCAGTGCAAATGTCTGGCGGAAAAGACTCTACCGCCGTCCTTCTGCTGGCCAAAGAGATCCATGACGAACGTGGATTAGGGCCGGTCAAGACCATTTTCAGAGACGAAGAAATGGTCTCCCCATCAGTGATTCGATACCTTGAATGGGTCAGAGACCTTCCGTGGGTTGACATGGAGTGGTACTGCCTCCCCATGGGTCAAGAGATTTGGGTGCTTGGTCGCAGAGAGTACGTCCTGCTTTGGTCTGCCCAACGGGAAAAAGAAGGACGCCTTATTCGGGACATCCCTCCATGGGCCATTACTGCTCAAGATTTTGGACTCACCAACGAAACGGTCGTCCCTCAACCCGTTGACTATTACACAATGCAAGGCAAGGAAGGGCGGGTTGCTTTTCTAACCGGCATTAGAGCAAATGAATCCATGATTCGGTACAGGTCAGTAGTTCAAAAACTCCACGAAAACTACATCAATCGTCCCTATCGACTTAGTAAAGCAATACCACTTAGATTGGTAAAGCCAATTTATGACTGGACCACAGACGACGTTCTTAAATACATTATGGATAGCGAATTTGCCTATTGCGATTATTACGATTATGCGGCAATGTCAGGAGCAAATACGCGTGTTGGAATTCCTCTCCACTCTGTGGCGGCACGACGACTGAATGATGTTGTGGTAACTGAGCCAGAATTCTATGACTCTCTCCAAAGGGCTTTTCCACATATTGACGCCCAGAAGAATTTATGGAAAGATTTTGATATAGAAAGATTAATAGCGTCTTATGCGAATGGTGAATGGTCGGGAGTAAGGGATTGTATTAATGACAACATGCTCTCCGATGGAAAACATAAAGACGCAATGAAATTTGCTGCTGAGTTTAGAAGAAAAAGAAAGAACGACCCATATGGATATCCGATTGATCATCTAATCAGAACTCTGCTACTCAACGAGTTTCGCCATACCGCCCCTTCCCCTGTCGGGCCTAAAACTAGAGCGCACAGAATGCGTTTAGCAGCGCTACAGGATGCTGACGACTTAGACAAAGCAGACGACTTGATATGAAAATAATAGTTAAACCAGAAAATCTCAAAACTCCGGAATGGCGCACAACCTATATTCTTCGGACAAATCTAATTGGTCTAAAGGAGTCTATTAAATCCTTTGGGATTATCTATCCAATCATTGCCATGCCGAACGGAACGATTATTGATGGATATGCCCGATGGGTAGCCGCCCACGATTTAGGACTACAGGAAGTACCCGTGGTTTACAACGATTGCAACAAGGTTGAAGCAATCCTATTACACATCCAACTCAATCGTTTTCGTGGGGATGTCGTTCCCTACCATTTGAGTCGTGCCATTCGGTCTCTTTCTAAAGCCATGGACGAGCGAGAGATTTTGAATACTCTCAACATGACGGCGGACGAATTTGATGTTCTGATGGATGGAACTCTGATTAAAAAACGTAAGGTTAAGGAACACAATTACAACAAGGCTTGGGTTCCGATGGAGTCAACATCTAGTGAGGATTTCCAGATAGAACGCCCACCGACGCCTGATAAATGAAACTTAATCTTGGTTGTGGAAACCATTTCCCTAAAGGATGGGTCAACGCCGACCTTGATCAATTCTGGCACGAAGAAGGAAAAGACGTTTCTCTTGTACGAGGAGAACCGCTGCCTTGGGAAAACGACACCTTTGATCAAATACAGTTATTTCATGTAATGAACCATGTGCCATTAGCAGAGATGGATGGCTTTTTATCAGAGGTGGAACGAGTTTTAGCCTCAGAGGGACGTTTACTTGTTGTTGATGAAAACTATCCCGATGGCGTCCCTGACTACAAAGAAAACGGTGTTGCCGACGGTCCTCCGGGCAACGAATGGATTGATGCGTGGCTCTGCTACGAGGGGTCGCTAGACATGCTGTTGCGTCAGTTTTTTCCTTACACCGAAACATTATGGTCTTGCACTCAAAGTGGGGAAAACAAAGTTAAAACCAAGAACACGCTATTCAATCAAAGGTGGGGAAGAATCGGTGAAAACGGATGGCTGGACTGGACCGACGATAATGAACTCTCGTGGGCCATTAAGGGCGTCGGAAAACATAGTTGCATGATTATGGTTCATGGCTGGTAAAAAACTCAATCTTGGCTGTGGAGAACATCATCCAGAAGGATGGATTAACGCAGACATCCAAAAAAGATGCAACCCTGATGTGTTGTTGCCCCCGCGGGAACCGGGCAAGACGGCCTGTGGTCCTTTGCCTTGGAAAGACGACACATTTAGTCAAGTCTTGATTTCCCATGTGTTGGAACACATTCGTTTAGAAGACGTAGATCTATTTTTAGGTGAAGTTCGGCGTGTAACCAAAATTGGCGGTCAGGTTCTGATCATCTGTCCTGACATAAAAGAACTACTACGAGACTTCCTTAGCCCGGAAGGGTTTAAACACGGATGGGAAATGGACAACGAAGCGTTATTTTTTGAATTCGTATTAGAAGACGATCGACACAGAATCAAAGATAACCCGGAACGGTCGGAACTACCCCACACAGATCACAGGTGGAATACATACGGGAGTCGGCTACTTGAAAAAGTACGAAGAACTTTTCCTGATTCCAAACTGCTAGGAACCACTGGCCCCGTCGATTACACGGGCGTTATCCAAATTCCTGAAACAACAGGAACCTGCATAGGGGAAGGCACTCCCGAAGAAGAATACATCTGGACAGATAAGAATGGATATGTGTGGCCCACTGTTAGTTGGCACAAATATTCCTGCTCGGTGCTAGCCCAAAACACAGGAATTGACGGGCAGGAATAGGATTCCAAACCCGCCAACTTCCCTGTGTTGCGGGTTCACCTCCTGCCTGCCAAGGTTCCGAAGGAACCACCTACCGGATACAGGCAAATCCTACTATTCTTATTTTATGAAGGCAGAAAGTCTTCCATAAGAGTTCCGGCATTTATCTCTTCCAAGTCTTCGATAGTGCCCTCTGTGGCAGCATTTACTATTGCACGCTTGTAATTGATGAGTTCATAAATCTGTTCATCAAGAGTTCCTGCTGCTAAGGCGTGGGTGATCTGCACAGAACCACGGGTTCCTATGCGATGCAATCGCGCAGACACTTGGTCAACATCAGCAGGAGTCCAAGGATGCTCCACAAACAGCATGTCCTGAGCAGCCGTCAAAGTGTGACCGGTCTTGGCAGCCTGAATAGAAAGAACAATCACAGGGGCGTCTTCTGCGCTCTCCTCCATGAACTTCCTCTTGGTGGCTTCTACATCATCAGAGGTCATCCCACCCTGAATCTTTAAACCACCGTACTGGTCGGCCAATATGTCAACGATTTCCCGATGGTGTGCAGCAAGTACAACCTTGCGGCCCTCGTTGATACGACTTTCAACCCACTCGTCCACAGCCTTTAGTTTTGTTTTAGCCGCTATCCGCTTTAAAACGGACAATCTGATCAAATGCTCGTGAGCCTCCGCCTTGAACTTTGCTCTTACCGCTGCGCTTTTGGGATCTTGTCCTAGTTCCTTTGCAAGTTCAGCAGCCCGTTCTGCCACAAACCTGACAATGTCTTCTTCGGCTTTTTGATATTCCTTCAGATACTTCGGATCGGGGTCAATCATCCATTCAGAATGTCGGATGGGCGGCAGATCTTGAAGAACCTGATCCTTTGTCCTTCTTATGTAACAAGATCCCCTTAAGCGATCATTGAGTTCATCAAGGTTGCTCGCCCCATCAACATGCCATTGGTTAAATCTGTCTCGGAACGCTCCGCAGTAACGCTTATAGAATCCCCAAAGTCCACCGAACTCCTTGAGTCTTCCAACAATTTCTAACTGAGGACCGTATTCCGCAGGTCGGTTCATAATCGGTGTTCCAGTAAGACAAAGAATAAGGCCACTTTTGGAAGCGGTTTTCACAAGTTTTTGGGCACGCTTCGTTCGTTTTGCTTTGGGATTTTTGAGATAGTGGCTTTCATCGAATATGTAGGAAAAATAGCCCTTCAGGTCTTCTGGGTGGAAGTCGATATTTGAATAACCAACGATGGTGAAGTCTGTGTCCTCTTCTGGGAAGTCGGAACGATTCGTCACTCGCTTCCATGTTCTTGTGGGAAAGAACTTGTCAATCTCTGTGGCCCAATTCAAAGCCAAATTGGGAGGACAAACAATAAGACACGGATAAGCGTCTTCGTGTTGTACGGCAGCCAACGACTGTACGGACTTTCCTAAGCCCATTTCATCGGCCAAAAAAACCTTCTTATGATCTATGATGTACTGGACTCCGGCTCGCTGGTATGGCAGAAGTTCGCCGCGGATGTCAGGAATTTCGATATATGCGTCAACGGCGCGTGAGGCAGAAATCTTCTCTGATTGAGACTCAACTATCTTAAGGCGCATAGACTCAAGTTCTTCTGGAACATGCAAACGGAAATTCCGACAAAACTCAATAACCTGAGAAAGACTGGATACTGGGGCCAACCATGTTTTGTTTTTTGTGTCCCACCTAGAACCAGCAACAAGTTTGACGGCAGCAACTTTGACCGAATCATAGGCGAACCTAATAACTAGATTCTGGTCAACAAGTTCGATTCCCTGTCTTTCATACGGGTGATCAGGTAGATCTAGCACTCGCAGGTCAGGATCAAGCCAATAGTCGAACTGAACGGCATACGCCTTGATCTGCTTCAAACTAGACACGGGGGCACGCCAAGTTTTGTTCAACCTGTCCCATCTAGCACCAGAAATTTGCTTAATAGCCGTAACTTCGGTAGCGTTGTAAGGGCTGTACAGCACGATTTCATCGTCATTAAGGACGATCCGCTTTTCTTCCTCCATAGGACTCATACTAACTTCGGAAAGTTTTTTCCGCAAACCCCTTGCGTGGACAGAACAGTCAAGATAGTATTATCTCAATCCCTTCGGGGCCGCATGAAAAAGAGAGAGGTTACAAAGAATGTCACACGAACTGGAAATGGTAGAGGACGAAGCCAGTTTCGCCTACCGGAAAGAGGGTGGAGCGCCATGGCACCGTCTTGGTGTCGCCGTGGACGGTCACCAGACCGCACCTGAGATGCTCCAACTGGCAAAGGCCAACTACGAAGTGACTTTGTTGCCAGTGCAATACATCACCCCCGGTGGTGTTCTGCTGGAAATGGAAGACCGATACATCACCGCACGAGTCAACGAAGACGGTTCATGTGTTCCGTTTGAGACCGTCAAGAACCGTTATCGGGTAGTGCAGAATGCAGCGGTACTAGACAAGGCGTTGAACGTCTGTGGTGCATCTCACGGAGATGCCATTATGGACACCTGCGGCGTTCTTAAGGACGGTCGTGAATTCTTCGCCACCATTGATCTCGGAACCCTGATCCTTGATCCCCACGGCGTAGCCGATCAGATCGGTCGTTACCTTGTGGTTCATACAAGTCACGACGGAACAACTCCTATCACCTATGCCTGTACCGACATTCGTGCGGTATGCAAGAACACCGTTCGCATGGGACAGGCTGTCGCAAAGTCAACCTTGACCGCCCGACACACGGCCAATTATGAGCGTGCATTGGATGAAGCAAACGAGGTTCTTAATATCTCAACTGAATGGGCACAGTCCTTCAAGGATACTGCTGAGAAGATGTTGGCTATTCCGGTTCCAGCCGGTAGTCCAAAAATCGACAAGGTTCTTAACGGCCTGTGGCCTGAGAAGGATGCCGATACCGATCGCAAGAAGGAAAACCGCGAAGAGGTATTGACCAATGTTCGCAGCCTATTTTTCAGTCGCAAGAATGCGGGCGGGTATGGCTACAACGGGTGGAGCCTGTTTAACGCCGTAGGTGAGTATTACGATCACCATTGGTTTGACGATGCCGATCGCAACGCAGCAGCATCCATGATGATAGGGAACAAATCCCATCTCATGAAGGTAAGGGCGTCAGATCTGATTCTTGATCTGGTCTGAGATGTCTTCTCCAACTGATGAACGTTTAAATCAGTTTCTTGAACAAGTTGGGGAACTGAATCCAGAAGCCTTGTCATTCGACGGCTTTGATAATTGCATTGTCGGAGTCGGTCAACAATTTACCAAAAACCCTGTTCTCGTTTACGATGAGTTTTTAATGTTGAACCATCTCTGCGATAAAGAAGGCTGGGAGGTAGATGAAGCGTGGGAATATTTGTGCTTCAACACATTTGGTGCTTGGATGGGGGAGGGAACTCCCATCGTTATCCGGTCCATAAAGGATTGTTGACACCATGCCAGAATTAAGTCCCTACAGGGGATACATCAAATGGACAAAAGAAGATTTCACACGACACGGCTATTTGGCGACGTATGCGATTGGAGAGTGCCGCTGCGTTGAATGTGTGTCCCATTGGGATGAATGGGTCTATCAAGCGGAACAGAAATGAAAAAAAGTTTGGGATCGATGTGTGCCGGAATGATGGCTTATTTTATGGGAGATGTCGTGTGGCACGGTTGGGAAGATATTTGTCCTGAACATGGCTCGCTCACTTGTGGTTGTGAAAAAACAGCCGAAACTGAATGGCCGGAACCCGTAGAGGATGAAAACGAACCTTTCTAAGACTTCCCCACCTACTACTGCTAGTAGTGTTATTGTGAAAGAGGGAGGTAAGACCATGAAATGTCGCACTTGCCGCAAAGACCTCAGTGAAATGGTTCACCATGCTGCCGAAACCGGCATGTGGGAATTTACCTTGACCTGCGATTGCGGACGTTCCTACCTATGGAAACAGAATCATTTACGCCCGATCAATAACCAACGAGCCTTCGTCTCGGGTTAATAGAAGAATTCCAATGCCGACGCATAAACCGTCGGTCGCTTTCTGATGTTCCGCCCCAAATGCCGACCTCTCTATTTACAACGGCATAGTCAAGGCACTGGCGTTGGACAGCGCAGGCTCTGCAAATAGCATAAGCCTGTTGTCGTCGTTCACGCTGATCTTTGTCTTCTCTCAAAATAAAAAACACACGGGTGTCGGTACTCTTGCACTTGGCTGCTTCTAGCCACTCTTCTTCTTCCAACGACGCCCCCTGTTACATCGAAGAAAACTCAAGAACAACAAAGGGCCACTCGTCGTCTAATCCACGACGCATCAACGTGGGCCACTCTCGTTGATCTCTCATTCCCCGATAATGTTTGACTTCCATCATATTAGGGTCTGTCGGGTCAGGAGTGATGGCAATCCCGAACTCTGACCAACGACTCCATACAGCAGAACCGAATGGACGCATTTCCCTACTTGCGCCTGACCCCAATGGAGCGTGGTGTTCTAACCACAGGGCACATCCATATTCGTGGCGAATGTAATCAAGGAACTTTGCCACCTCCGTAGTTACGGATTCTGATGTTCTACCACCGGGATCAAGGAAAGCCTTATACAAGGGGCCAAGAACCAAAAGTTCTGGTTTGGTAGCGTCTACCCATTCAATCAATTTGTTTCTATCGTTTACCTTGAGAAGATCTAGACCATCTGGTTTGACGACAAGATTGGCTTCCATTTCTTTTGCTTTACCGACAACTTCAATCCGGTTATAGATTCGTCGCGCCGTTCGACGGATGATTCGTTCCGGGTTTTCCAAATCTATAAACAGTGTTCGTATCGGTGGCATTTTGTCCCGCCGGAAAGGATGAATCCCGGCAGAAGACATAAGCGCAACCTGTCTCGCTAAAAAGGTTTTACCCACACCTTCAGCCGCAACGATGATGACACGCTCTTGTCTTTCTAAAAGATTGGGAATAAGCCAGTCATATTCGTCGTCGGCGTCTTCATGCAACAGGGTGGCCCATTCGACCAATCTTCCCTCTTCCTCCGACGAGGGTTCATCTCCATCGAAACCATCTAACAGCCGTTTTGCCTTATTGACCCGTTGAGACAAAGAAACACTGTGGTCAAGGCCCATGAGAGTTTCAACAAAATCAGTGAATTCATCACGAATTTCACCAGCAATAACTTCAAGGTCTGAAAGGGTTAAACCCATGCCGATATGGTCGGAGATGTCCTTTCCCTTAGCGGGCTTGAAAACCTTGACCTTTGCTCCGACTCCACGAAGTTCCGCAGCGACGCTGCTGGCATGGGTTTCACCGGCTGCATCGTTGTCTTGAATGATCACAACTTTTGCATTAGCCAGCGTAGAGGTGTGCTGAGGGAGCCATTTATTCTGGCCCTCATCTCCTGCACCACCGGGATTGCAGGTAGCCACCTTCCCAAGACGCTCTAAAGTGTGAACGTCCTTTTCGCCCTCCACGACATAAACAATACCGTTGTTGGAGATTTGCTCTACAACTTGTGGCAGTCGATAGAGGGGCTTGTGGATCCCCTGCGTTCCCCAAATCCATTCGTCACCTTCTCGTCGTTGTTGACGAAAGGTTTTACCACCGCCTTCTTCCCGAAAGCGAAGCACCTGCATTACAGGGGCACCATCGCCATCTTCATAAACGTAAGTATCTTCTAGTTTCAACTTGCCCTTAGGTTTCGTTTCTTTAGAATCTGGGAACAATTCTGTGGGTTGAAGGTCCATCGACTCGCAAATTTGGGTGAAGTCGCATCCACCGCCGCGATGACAGTTCAAGAGAACCTGACCTTCACGGCCAATCCCTATTGTCAAAGAGGGATTTTGATCGTCTTCCCTACAGGGACAAGCGGCATTCCAGCCAGTTCCAGAACTAGTTACCTTGTTCAAACGAGAAAGAACGAGATCTATCTCAGGTGTTCTCTGTTGCACCCTGATACCTTTCTCGTTCCTCATTGCCTACTATTTGATCATACGCCTGCAAAAACAATTCTCTGTCGGAGTTGGTTCTGAGAGCAGCCCCTTTGTTGGGAAATGATCGCATAGTCTGACCCACTAAATCGTGAGGCTTCACAAACTGAGTACCGGACTCTGATCCGGTTATCGCTGCACGAAACTGTGCCCATGCTTGCGGTCGGGAAGGGATCGGATCGTCTAGAGCGAGATCAATCGCCAAACGGCGGACCTGCCCCACGCGAGGCATCCACTGTTGATCCAAAACGATGATCTGATCCACGGCAGCATCTACATCCGCCTTAGACAGATCAGAGAGAAACTTCCACCACAAAGCGAATCGCTCTTGAAAGGGTGGTCCTGCCGTAGCCGCATTCCAGTTGATGCTGACTTTTCTAACTACTTTGGCAAGTTCTTCTTTTTCCATAATGTATCAAAGAAGGTCATCAGTGTTGGCGTAATCTTCGATGACTTTAAAACCTTCTTCAACACGATCATAAATATCTAAAAACATCTCTATATGCTTTTCGTCACGCAGGATTAATTCTATATCATCATACTTCTTACCCTGCGGGTTGTGGCCCATGTGCCACGGAGAATGTGTCGCCCCAGATATGGCGTCCTTACATGCTTCGATGCCGTATAGTCCGATTGCTTTTTCAATCTTACTGCGACGCTTATCACCCAATACTGGTTGTCGTCCTTTTGGGCTTGTTCTACAGAGAGATACCCAATGTTGGAAGACTTCAAATATGTCCTCTGTCGTCACCTTTGATATTGTCACTTGTTTCCCTTTCTGCTTGTGGACGTAAGTCCACCTTCATAACTAGTATTCCATTTTCTAAACTAGCAATAGCGTCCGCTATGATTGCATAGTCCATATACGCCTGTCGTGTTTCTTCGATCCACTGCTGGCGCGACGATCCCTCTAGGGGAGGCATGGGACGTTTCTTAACGGCATCTGCGCGTTGTCGAAAACGTTCAACCAGTTGCTCACACCACGCCTGTTGCCCCTCCGCTGTGATCGTCATGGATTCGATCTTACGGCATGTTTTCCAACAAGGCAAATAAGCGCCACGGAGGCTGGCTCGGCGGGGAGGGATCGAACCTCCAACCTTCGGGTCCAAAACCCGACGTTCTGCCAGTTGAACTACCGCCGATTAGTACCCCCAACGGGGATCGAACCCGTGTTACCAGCGTGAAAGGCTGGCGTCTTAACCACTAGACGATGGGGGCTTTGTAGGAGCGGCGGGAATCGAACCCGCAACCTTCGGATTAAAAGTCCGCTACTCTGCCAATTGAGTTACGCTCCCAAGTGGCGGTGGCGGGATTTGAACCCGCATGACTCAAGAGTCGGGAGATTTTAAGTCTCCTGTGTATGCCTGTTCCACCACACCGCCGTGCGATTAGTGCAAGGCCCGAAGTTGTCTCCCTGTCAGGAAGACGGTTGCCGAATCAACTCTCATCATTCCGTTGGGAGCAGCCCGAATTACAACATCTATCTGCTCTATCGGCACCTTGAATCGACCGGCGAGCAACGCCTTATATTTCATGCCTTCCGCTTCAGCATCCGGAAGACCATCATCGAAAGGAGTCTCCTCCGGAACCGCAAGCGTCTGGGAGAGTTCTTCAAAATCAGAAGCGTCTAAACACTTGATGCATCCCAACACACCGGATGGAGATTTCCGCTTTCTTGTAATGGTGTGCCCACAACTAAGTTCGTGCATCCAAGTGACATGGCCATAGCCACCGATCTTGACAACCTTGACCGCCTCGCGGCGAGGGGCATTACGAGGACTCGGCATCCGCTAACCCATCACACCACCGATCAGCGGATCTGACGGCCTCCCCCAACTGTTCCGACCACGGCATACATAAAATCAACCACCACTCTTGTTGGGTCCAATCGGGGGTGAGGTCATTGACCGGAGCAACTTCATGTAGCCGACCAACAACACGGTCAACTTCTTGCCAAACGACTTTTTGGTTTTCGACCCACTCTTCGGCCTTTTTCGCTGTGTCCTCATCCTTAGGGTCCAGTAAATAGCGCAGTACATCCCTGTTGCCCTGTTTTGGCAATTGCCGCTCAAAGGATACCATTTCGATGGCTTCTATTAAATCTTCCGGAATTTCAAATACTGTTTCAGCCACCTGAACCCATTTCTTTATAGCAGTCTGAACAAAGAGATTTGTGATCGAACTCATAGCAATAACAAAGACAATATTTGCATTGGTTTGATGTTAAAAAACCTCTATGTCCCATCATACGGTAACGCTGTATGCGCGTCTGATTTTGCGTTTGGCGCTTCATCCACTAAACTCTAGAGGACGGAATGGCTTGAGGTCAACTTTTTGCCATTCTAATAAACTATTGAGAGAGGAAACAGGAGATGTCCATACTAGCCAAAGGGCTAATAGTCTTCGGTTGTGCTTGTCTAGTTGTCTTCACCAATGACGACGAAGGACTTAAACAAGATATTGTTGTAACACCGGAGGTCCAACTTGAAGCGTCCAAGTCGCCTCCACAGGCAACCACTAAACGGTTGCTTGAACAGATAATAACAACCACTACCAGCACAACCACTACAACGTTGGTTCCGTTGCGACCCACTGCACCCGGTGTAGACCCGAATGAATGTCGCATCGCTGATGCTCGCAATTTTGTAGAGCGTGTTCCATTTTCTGTCGGGTTTCCCCTTGACGGAAATACGCCAGCAACAGGAACGATAAAAGTGGTTCTTCTTCCTATCGACTTTTCCGACGCAATCGGGACCGAACAGGAAATCTTCAACGCACAGAATCAAATAGGCAAATTCAATGAATGGGTAGATTCTTATTCCCGATCGGCGCTGACCGTTGATTGGGTGTTTCCTGAGGAATGGTGGCGCGCCTCAAAGGAATCTTCGGAATATGGCCTCAGCCCGGAAACCATTCACACAGCGATGACTGGCGATGCTCGTTCCTATTTCGCAACAGTTGAAACTTTTGGAACGGAAGCCATCGCTCTTACAGATCCATTTATTGACTTCACGGATGTTGAATTCGTCTTCATTCTTCTGCCTGAAACCATCGTGCATATCGACCCCCACGTTGGTGCTTTCCATCTCAATATCCCATCCGATGAAGGCACTATCGAAAAACTGTGGGGCGGAGGGGCATTCTTCTACAGACGGAACTACGACGGGCGTCCCAAAGAACTGTGGACAGCATGGGTTCACGAAATTGGGCACACATGGGGTCTTGCCGGTCACGCCCCTGTGGCGACACTTGGCAGAGAACTGGAAGTGGGTTCAACCGAATCAGACCTTCATCTAATGGGAAACCAAGATGCGGTTCATCAAGTGTTCTCAATCTGGGATCAATGGCTTCTGGGCTGGCTCCCAGAAAAAGAGGTTTACTGCCTCCCCGCATACCAGATTGAAAGCACAGACGTAGAACTGGTCACATTGGACGATTTAGACGATGAGGGTTATCGAACAGCGATGATCCCCGTTAATGAAACATCAATACTCGTTGTCGAATCTCGCGACTACGGGATCGTGGTGTATTTGGTTGATACGACTTTGGACTACGACCGAAGTGCCGAAAGCGAGGGGGTTGCCTTAGATCGGTTCGCCACCTATCTAACGGACCTTGTCCTTCATGTGGGCGAGTCGATCTCCTACGAAAGAATTGGGATCTCAGTTGTCCGAAGTGGCGTAATCAACATCACATACGAAATATCAGAGTGGGAACAAGATCCAGCATCGGTAGAAGAAGGAGAGGAAGACAATGAATGGGGCTTGCCAGACGACGTTTGGGTGGACAACTATGACCCCACCGCAGTTCCCCCTGACCATTTCACAGAGATCCCATTCCTGATCGACAATATGTACGGGTTCTATGAACGAGGTCCGCACATTGTGGAATTGCAGCGACTTTTAGGTATGCAATTCGTGGACGGCATCTACGGCCCTGCTACCCGCCGCAGTCACATGGAATGGTTTGGATCTTTTGAGGCGGCACACCGATACTTCTACAATCGGGAAACTTGGTATTCCGAAACCATCGATCCCGAAGAAGATTGGCGACACAATTGGGGAATGTGGGAAGACCCACCTACATTGCTAGAGTTGGTCAACCTGTACTTCTTGCCGGAAGATCGTGAATGGGCTTTAAAAGTAGCCCAATGCGAAAGCAGCGCACGACCCAGCGATACCTATTCCAATGCTGTGAGTTCGGCGTTAGCCGTAGGTTGGTTCCAGCATTTAAGTAAGTTTTGGCTAGATAGAAGTGAACGAAGCGGTTGGTATGGATACGATATTTTTGATACCGAACCTAATGTTGCAGTAGCCGCATGGCTTTTTTATGAAGACGGCGACTCACATTGGAACGAATCGAAAAGTTGCTGGAAAGGAACATCACATGGGTAAAGAATTAATCGAATCTGATGAGAGTAAGGATGTCTACAACACCCCTTTTGGAATCCTCACCTTCTACAAGAAGGACGAACCGGGAGCAAAAGGACACAAGGCTGGAACAAGTCACACCGTCCCACATGAGGGCCAACCAGCCCCCCGTCCGATAAAACTAAAAAAGAAATACAGGCAGCAGTCGTGACTGTTCCACATCCGGCAAAGTTCGGACGTAAGCATCTGAACGAAATTGTTTCCATACTCGGAAACGATTCTGAACTAACCGTTTTAGATCCATTCGCCGGAGTTGGGACAATACACGATTTGCCTTATTTCACCCGCGGGGTCGAATTGGAACCGGAATGGGCAGAACAACATCCTCTAACGGTTGTGGGAAGCGCCCTCAGAACTGGTTTTGACTCTGACGTTTTCGACGCTGTTGTCACTTCACCCTGTTTCGGAAATCGTATGGCAGACAACTTTGAAGCAAAAGATGACAGTAAGCGTCACACCTACCGACACTATCTAGGAAGATCTCCATCGGAGGGAAGTGCTGCCGTAATGCAATGGGGCGAAGATTACAAACACTTTCACACAGAAGCATGGTTAGAGGCTAAACGAGTTCTCAAACCTAGTGGAATGTTGATCATCAACATCAAAGACCATATCCGTGATGGGAAGATTCAGAACGTTACTAAATGGCACACCGATACTTGTGCCAACATAGGTTTTAAACAAACGGACACAATCATCATTCCGACATCCGGGCTGACCCACGGGGAAAACTTCAACCAGCGAATTCCTCATGAATCCTTGTTGGTTTTTGAAAAGCCAGAACCTTTTGTTTCCTAAATAGTCGTTGACCCGATAAAATGAGATCATGAGCAGACATTCCATGAGAGCAAAGATCCGGCATAAGAATAAAGATATCCACTTGGGGTATTATGCCTCAAAGGCTCAGGCCATGGCAGCGCAAGAGGCTGCCCACACTGCTTTGGATAAATGGGAAGAACTCAACCCTCCTCCACCGCCCATCAAGCGCAAAATGCCATCGATCGCTACGTTGATCCGTTTCATCAATGCAGGAACCTACGATCTTGTTATTGAAGAGTTGGCCGAAACCGCTGCGGGTCGGTATCACCTAATCAAAAGACATAACTATAAAAGGGGAGAGTTCCCTAGCGGCGTTTCTTCTCTAGGTCGTACCACGCGAGAAGTACAATCCCGGCGCTAATAAACATAGCGCCTAGTCCGATCCACTTGATAATAATCCACACCACTTCTTAACCGTCTCTATCTTTAATTTAAGTTTAAACGCTATTGCTTCTACAGATATGCCGCTCTCATACATAGAGCGAACAAGGTCTGAGAAGCGGTAGGGCTTATATGCCATTTGTATATTATCACCATATCTGCTATACTATGTAGGAAGAAAAGTACGAAAAGTGATAAAAAAGGAATGTTTATACGCCTTGGTCACTTAGAGAGAGGAATATTAACTTATATGACTGTTTTTTGGGACAGAGGTTACATCGCAGCCGAACACGCGTTCGATACGACTCGTAAAAGCGAGTTGGTTGCAAACCTCATCAAGAAGAACAAATTTGATGGACTGAACAACGGCATAGTCCTAAACGCGCCTCGTGACGAATTTATAGAAGAAGCAGAAAAACTCATCGCGTTGCTACATGACGAATCTTATGTTCATGCTTTACAAACCGGTGAGCCTGTTTCATTGGCTTCGTCCAATGGATTCCAATGGGATCCGGGTATCTGGACAATGGCCGTCCACAGCACCGCCGGTATTTTGAACGCCGTCCATGATGCCACATACGGTTCCTTCAATCGTCAACAAATCGGTGCCTGCCACGGAAGCCTGTCTTCCGGACTACACCACGCAGACCATCAAAGCGGCACGGGTTTCTGTACCGTAAACGGTCTTGGTGTTGCTGCTTGGTACGCCAATAAGACATGGGGATGCCGACGAGTGCTGATCCTTGACTTCGACGCGCATTGCGGCGGAGGCACGGCGAGATTTATCGAAGCAAACCAAATGGACTGGGTTGACCAGATAGATCTAAGCACAAATCTGTTCGATGGCTACGAGCCGAACAACAGGCGTCAACTGTATGTCGAAAACGAAGAGGATGCGTACTTGGATAAAGTGCGAGACATTCTGAACGATGTCACATGGGACGACTACGACCTTGTGTTGTACAACGCCGGAATCGACCCGCATCCGCAGGTTTCGATCAAGGGATTGGCAATACGGGATCGTCTCGTTTTCAATCGTGTTTCTGGTGAAAACATACCTTGTGTGTACGTCCTCGCAGGAGGTTACACATGGTCATATGGCGATCTTGAAATAGTTGCACATACGCATTACAACACGGTGTTGGCCGGGGAGCGGCTACTTGAACCTTCCCGGCTTTCATCGGCGGAAATATACATTCCAAATACCGATGCGATGGACTTCGATGGCGAAATCTCATTTGCGTCCTCACAGGAGATATGATAGGATAGTTCTATCTAAGCAATGTGCTTATTAATCTAATGTCCCGAGAAAGGGCACAAAGTGACGAAGATCACCAAACGCGACCAGTGGGTCGTTGTCAGCATGGACGGTTTCGGACAGTTGATGGCATCCCGACCAAAGGTCGCAGTTCTATATGACCTCATCCAGAACGCCATTGACGAAGATGTCGCGACCGTTGATGTCAAGTTGGAATCCATCCCCGGACGCCGGGGACGGGCACGCCTCACAGTAGAGGACGACAGTCCGGAAGGATTCGCAGACCTCACCGATGCATACACAATGTACAAGGCATCCAAGAAGAAGAACGACCCAACCAAGCGTGGTCGATTCAACGAAGGTGAGAAGTTCGTACTGTCACAGTGTGACGAAGCGACAATTACCACCACAACTGGCACCGTCACGTTCAACGACGATGGGCGTAAAACCTCAAGAGCAACGCGTCCGTGCGGCTCCGTCTTCGACGGGGTTGTTCGATGGACGCAAGATGATGTAGAGGAAGTTCTCAAAGCGGTCCAACAATTGTTGGTACCCGAAGGAGTGACCGTCACCATCAATGGTTCTGTCATGGTTGGTCGCGAGCCAATCAAACGGATCATGGGCATCACCTTGCCCACCATCCGTGAATCAGAAAACGGAGTGCTTAAGCACACCAGTCGCAGTACCTGCGTGGACGTTGTGCGACGGGTAGAAGGGGAGGTGCCCCACCTTTATGAGATGGGCATTCCTGTTGTGGAGATCGATACGCCATGGCATATCAATGTGGACCAGAAGGTTCCATTGAACCGTGACCGTGACAACGTGACACCTGCCTATAGGCGGACGTTGCTTGGTGCGGTGTTGGAAGAGACACACAGCCTGTTGGACGAGGAAGAGACATCAGCGGTGTGGGTAACCGACGCAATTCCGGCTGCCAATGAGGACACGATCAAGAGTGTTATGAACACCCGTCACGGAGAGGGCTGGGTTATCGGTACTCCCGGTGATCGGGAAGCCGACAAGAACGCCATCGCCCACGGATATCAGGTTGTCAATGGTGGTTCCTATACCAAAGATGTTTGGACAGCGGTCAGAGAAACCGAAGCAGCCGTATCGTCGGCTACCGATTACTCCTTGAGGCCGAAGGGCAACGTCTCCGATCCGAAATTGGCTACGGGGTGGAAAGCCGAACAGATCAAAAAGTATTGCGAGAAGGCTGTTCGACATCTCCTTGGCAAAGACATGAGGATTGAGGTTTATGACGACGGACGACTTGTCGCCGGTCTGCACAATCCATCTCGCATTTTAATCAACCTCGCCCACATGCAAAGAAGCACCACCGAATGGTTAAACCTACAATTGGACGATCTTCTTATTCATGAGTGCGCCCACGAAGAGAGTGGTGACCACCTGACCATGAGATACATCCATGCCTGCACCCGACTGGGAGCAAAGTTTAGGACATTTGACTTGAAGTTGAAGTTGGAGGAACCGGCATGAGTAAGAAGAGGAAGATAAAAGACCTTAATCAGATTTACACCGAAGAGGGAGCCGAAAGTAGAGCAGCGCATACCTCAACTGACTTTTCTGCTGATGAACTTGACCAGTTTTGGTTCAGGGCGCAGAGTAATGCTATGGCATCCGGAGAGGGGATGACAGACGGACGACTTGTGGGCGAACACATATACGATCCAGATGCTTACATAAATAGCAACCGTGTTGTTCAAGCAGTATCCCTTCTTGCCGATAGGCATCTTTTTAACGACAATCGAAGAGGGTCGATGGGTGCAAAGTTTGATGTTGCAGATGAATTTGAAAACAACTTCTTAGGTGTTCCAAGAGTCAATGCCCAAAAAGAAACTTGGGACAAAATAAAAAAAGAGAAGTCTCAGGGACCGCATATTTCTGGACTTGCTGAACGCCCCCCAGTGAACCCATTGCTGTCACCTGACTGGGCAGCAGGGTTAGACGGATATGTCAAAGATGGACTTAGGGACTTGGGATTCGCAATTGGTGATCACGGACTTCCATTACTCACCAAAGCCAAGGGCGCAGATTTTGCTACCAAAACTCACAATGACGTAATCAATTACTACTTGCGTCAGGCCACAGCAAAAGACCAGATCATTGACGAGTTTCTTTCAAGTGAAACTGCTGCTTTTGCTTTGGAT